ACCATAATGAACTGGAGTAATAATGAACACAAAAAAGGAAATAATTCCTAAATATGCACTAATGAAGTCAGCAAGGATCTTTGCACGAGTTGTTTTAGGAGTGAACCTTATATTTTGGGCACCATTAGGGTGAGCAGTAGCTTCACCACCATCGTGAGTAAACTCAGCATTTTCATACCTGTATTTTAAAGTAGTTGCATAATTTATATTAACGTCAACTTTCACAGGATCGGGTGAAGAAATGTTTAATTGCATACTTCGCCTAATGGCAACAGTATATCTCCAAAACTCGGGGTCACACCAATATCGGTGAACAACGGGAACGGCAAAAGTACCGAAATTTGTGGTGTAAACACCATCAATATTCGCCAAAACAACGATGTCAGTAACTTGACCTTTTTGGTACATAGCACCAGTAAAGGAATTAGGACCAGATCGTATGGTAGTATCCAATGCTTCAAGAACAATATTAGTATCTTGTAACTCACAGTGGTGGTTATTAACTTGACCAAACCACTTATTAACAAATGGAGTGTAAGAAAAAGTGAAGGTACTACCATGACGTGTAACTCGTTGTTGCAAATAAAAAGTGGAACCAATACTAAATTTATCAATTTGAGTATAAACATACATGTGTAATCTTGATGCAATGCCAGAAGTGTAAAATTGTAACTTTTCTTCTTGATCTAATAATTGATAAACATCTCGTTTAAAGAAGGCACTAAGTATTGGATTTTTAGCAGCTTGATCCGGGATCTCTTCTATCGCTATAATCTTAACGTATGACAAGTTCAATGGGTTAAGATTAGCCGTGATCAAAGGTGCTGTTGGTATACAGGACAATATCAGGGGGTAGCCAGCTTGTGGGGAACCAGTAACCGATAAGTCAGGGAAATAAGCAAAGGCATGAAGAAATTCACCAGAGGAAGTGGTAATTTTCTCATTAGATTCAAAAATCTCAGGGTACTGAAAGGCCAATTCCTTAGTAGCAAGGAATTTACCAGAAGGTAACTTATGGGGCAATCTCCCAATAAACCTATTAGTAGGATCATATTGGGGGGGCTTCATGATCTTGTTTTTCACTTCTTTCGTCGTGTCAACAAGTTCAGTGACGAGTCTACTTTCAGAAGTAGTAAGCTCTTGCTTGTTTTCATTTTCAATAACTAATTTTTCGCTTTCCATATTAAAACGTAATTCATATTTAAATTCGATAAAATGTATCAAATTTACCGTGGAAGGGGACAACAGACGCTAAACAAAATTGAGTAGCTGAACGGGGTTTCAACCGATTTGGGGGTAGTATGAACACTAAGTGCTCATGACAACTTCATTTCTAG